TCTTATAAGGCGGGTGCGGATCAAACAAAGAAAAGGAAAACAATGAAACTAAAAAAAGATTTATGGATAAATGATGAAGGTAAAGTCGCCGAAGGTACTGACGGTCTTCCAAAAGGTTGGGCTAAAGGTAAATTACTTGGTAAGAAAGGCGATGAAATATCTGATCTACAAGCTAAAGAGTGGGGATTAGATAAAGCCAAAGCGAAAGCGAAGGCACCTGCCGAAAATAAAGCTAAGTAGGACTAATGTCGCACGCGCAATATTGTTCTACTAACGATCTAAAAACAATGATTGGGCTTTCAGGATCATCACAAGATACAAACTTAACTAATGCTATTAACGCTAGCTCTAGATTAATAGATCAGATTACAGGCAGAGTATTTTTCATTAGTGAGAGCGTGCAAATAAAATACTTTACGCCTAATAATCCTTTTATCTTAGATGTTCCTGATATAGCTACAACAACAGGATTAATCGTTCAGTTAGATACAACAGACGACGGATCCTACGATAAAACAATAACACTCGATACAGACTTTTACTTAAAGCCGTTAGATGTAGTAGATCTAGACGGCGATAATGATATTCCCTTCCAAACATTAGTAATATTTGATCGACGATCTTCAGAAAGGTTTGATCCTGATATTGTTAGAAATATTAAGATCACGGCTAAATGGGGATTTAATGCTGTACCTGACGCGATCAAGCAAGCATGTTTATTACAATCATCTAGATTATGGAAAAGAAAAGACAGCCCTTTCTCAACTTACGGATCTTCAGAAACAGGCGAAAGAGAGTTGTTTCAAAAAATGGATCCTGACGCAAAGACTTTAATAAAACCTTATATCAGACATCGACTTTAGATCATGGCTTTTAGTCAACAATTTAAAGTAACAGGATTAAACAAAGTAAAAAAGAAAGTTGATCTAGGAAACTTATCTAATAAACCGATCAGGTCTTATATGCGTACTTCCGCTTATCTGATCAAGAACAGAGCGCAAGAAGTAGCACCTGAAGACACAGGCGCACTTAAAAGATCTATTAGATCAACACAGATCAAAACTAAAGGAAGATTACCGCAACGGATCCAAGTTAGATCAGACAGCCCGAAGTCCCCTTTTGTTCATGGCGATCCAAAGAGATCAGGAAAGCTAAAACTATCCGAGCCATTTACTAGATCTAAACCGCACTTCCCACCTGTAAGGAAACTTCGTGGGTGGGCAGAAAGAAAGTTGGGCGATCCAAACTTAGCTTTCGTAGTTGCTAGATCAATAGCAGAAAAAGGAACACCGCTTGTACCTTATTTACTGATCGCTGAAAGAGATACCAAGACAGAAAGAAAAGCACTCTTAGTGGATCTAGCGAACGATATTGAGAAACAATTTAAGAAAATAAATTAAAAAAATAAAATTTTTTTTCCCACTCTTTTAAGCCTATAAACATTAGGGTTATTATTTAAAAAACTGTAAATATAGGCTAAATCAGGAATATTAAAAAAAATGGTTGTTGACTTTCTTTTTAATCTATGGTTAAATTAAGTATAAGAACAAATTGAAAGGAAACAAAAATGAACGAATTACAAAAACTAGAAAAAGAATATCAAAGCAAAGAGAACGACGCAAAGCACGCTATCGAAGGTATGATGTATCTTAGAAGTAAGGGGCAAGAAAATTCAGATCTTTATAAGAATTTATTTAAGCACCTAAACAATCTTTCTAACGAAAGAGATGTGCTGTACATGCAAATAGAAAGACTATCTAAGTAATGACAATAACAACTTCTAAATCTAACACTTTGAAAGGGGGTGTTGTGGGGGTACATTGTAGATCTTGTACTTGTAGTTTCAGCAGTACAATTCCTAGAGCTATGCGACAGGCGTTGACTATACCTGCTGAAGTTCCTGCTAAGCGTGAGCGTAAAACTCATTGTCCTAGTGGCGAAACTAAATCTACTTGCGAAGTTTCTGTTTTTACTACAAAAACAAGACTTCGTATTACAACTTGTAAACCGTGTAGCGTAAAGCGTTTCGCAGATCACGGGAACGGTTGTCAAACAGTATTTTACAACTCACTAGATCTTCCGTCAGCCGAAAGGGTTGTCGTAAGATCCGTGCCGTACAAACTGTAGATCATAAAAAAATGGCGGGGCTGATCCCCCCGCCAAAGAAAACAGAAAGGGAATATGACACCAATAGAAAATATAAAGCAGATCATCGCTCATGACATTACAAGTCATGATCAGATCGATCAGATCAGACAAACTTTAGATCTTAAAGAGATAGATCTAAATTATCCAAACTTGAAAGGGGAACTATAAATGGATAAAGAAACTATGAGTAAGGAAGAATACGATAAGTTCGTTGAAGAAGGCGATTGGTTTTTAGATAGCCAAGCACCCGACTTCAATGAAAAATTAATAAAAGACATGAAAGAAAGGGGAACGATATAAATGTCAGAAAATTACAAAGTCATAGGATCCATAAGCGTTGTTGGAACTTATGATGTTGAGAAAGGTAAGTTAGATCAGGTACACAAGATCATAAGAGATGATCTAGAACTAGCTGTAAAAGAACAAGATCAGCTACAAGAAGAGATCCTGAAAGAAGGTAAGCTAACGCCAACTATCAAACAGGATTACTATCTTGAAGTATCAGACAAAACAGGTTTACTACAATTAACCTTAATGCCTAATATCACACTAGAATTTCAAGAAGTAGAATAATATTATGGAATTGAAACGCAGACTATTAGATCTTCAGACTTTCCTTCAGGGCGGATTGTCCGAAGATCTAAAGTCATGGATCAAAAAAGATGTGAACACTCGATATAGATACGACAGTATCAATGAAGGATTTCCTTCAGGCGCAGACTTAGAAAATAATACTTATCTGCGTGAGCCTGTTAAGGATCCTAGATCTATGCTATTATCAAGTCATGGCGACTTTGACACAGATCAGATCAGGAATAGCAACGAACATATCGAATAACATCACGATCGTTGATGTTTACGCTTATGTCCCCCACCGAGCCGAGCCACCTATAGCAATAGTTGGGGTGCTTGATACCTTAGAATATGATACTACTATGGCTAGGGGATCAGATAAATACTTGATCCCTGTAAGGCTTTATGTCGCTAATGTTGACGGTCAGGACAGCCAAGAAACTTTAGATCAGTTTATCAAGACTTCAGGATCCAACTCTATGAAGTCTGCAATAGAAAGCGATCTAACTTTGGGTGGTGTCGCGTCTTCTGTTAGAGTTACAGAAGTAAGAGATTACGGCGCCTTCGAGTTAAATAATACTGACTTACTTGGCGTGGAATTTGTAGTAGAAGTGATAGGATAGAAGTATGTATATAGCTACAGTAAATTTAAAAATTAAAGATAAAGAGATCCAAGCAGGCGAAAGCATTGATAAAAAACCTGCTAAGTGGTTATTAGATCAGGGACTTGTTATCAAAGTAAATGCTAAAGAATATCAAGAACAAAAAATGCAAGAGTTGAATAATAAGGAAGAAGAATAATATAATGGGTTACGGAAGATACGGATCAGGATCAGGATCAGGAACTAGAAGAAGAAGACGAAGATCAGGATCAGGAAGAAGGAAGAAATAATGAATTGTTGTGGAAGTTGTCCCGACACTTGTAAAGGCGGTCAGTAATGGCGTTTAAACACGGTAAGGACACTAAAGTATTTTTGAACAGCACCGATCTTTCTAGCTATTTAAACAATGCTGACGCTACAAGATCAGCAGACATCGCAGAAAGTACAACTTTTGGAAAATCAGCTAAAACATACATAGCAGGCGGAAAAGACGGCACTATAACAGTTGCAGGATTTTTCGACGCTACAGCAGATAGTCCTATTGCAACTAATCTCGGCACAGGTGGTCAAGAATTAGTCATGGGGATTGACGGTGTTGACGCTACTGATAGTGTAAGTTTTGGAAAAGGTAACTTTACTAATTATGGGATTTCAAGTCCTGTAGGCGATATCGTTGCTTTTAGTGCTGACTTTCAATCTGATGAAGGTATCTTTAATGGTACTGTTCTTGAAAATGCAACTGTTACAGCTACAGGATCAGGAACAGCTAGAGATAATTCAGCAAGTACAGCTAACGGGGGTGGCGCTTTTATTATCGTTACTTCTGCTAGTGGAACTAGCCCAACTTTAGACGCTAAGATCACTCATAGTGCTGATAACAGTACTTACGCTGATCTAGTAACTTTTACCCAAGCAACTTCAGCAACTAGCGAAGTTAAAGCGGTTGCGAAAGGTACTACAGTAAATAGATATCTAAAAGTCGAATATACAGTAGGCGGATCTACACCAAGTTTCGCTGTTATAATTGGC